TTCGCCGTCATCCGAACCACCACGCGGCGCTGCCGCCTCGCCGCCGTTCTCTTCTTCGTACGCTTCAATCGCTGCTTGCATCTTGCTGCCCTTATAGTTCTGGGCCAGCTTGATCTTGGCAATCAGTGCTGCACGAATGAACTGAATGTCAGACTTCTTGGCAGTGTCGAACGTCACGCACAAAGGCTTGGCAGTCAACGCAGCCAGGGCGATTGGTTCACCTTCGTCGTCTTCACCGACTTCAGAGGCACCGCCAAAGCTGACATTCTTGTAGATGATGCTATTGCCATCAGCGTCTTTCTTTTTGCCTTCAGTTTCCTTGATCGTAACCTGGGCCATGAACGGCTGGTTCAGCAGCAAGCTGATGTCCAGGCTGTCCTTGTTGCCTTCGTTAATGATCTCAGTCTTCTTGACAGCCTTTGCCAGCTTGGTCAGCAGGTTCTGCGGGTGCATGCCCCAAGGCTTGCCTTCCATGAAGTTACCCTTGGCATCCTTCGGAGCCACCGTGGTAAAGTTGACGCCTTGAATGTCGCCCATGAAGGACTTGTTAAGCAGCAGACGGTACTGAGCTTTGCCGATTGGGTCGCCGTAGTCCACGACGTCAGCAACCAAGTCAGCGAACACAGCGACTTGCTGGCATGGCTTCTGTGGCTTCAGTTCCTTGGTGACTGGATCTTCAAAGTCTTCGCGTTCCTGGGTGCCCAGGTCAACGATCAAGCTAACACGAGCCTTGCGTGAGCCTGCGCGTGGGGTTGGGAATTTGCTGGTGTCCTCGCGTGGTGCGGAGTTGGTTTTGCCTTGGGACGATGGTTTGAATGACATGTATATCCTTTATTTTGTTGCTCTTGAGTGAGCGGGTAGCAGCCGGAAGGCCACGTTGTTTGGTGAGAAGTAGACACAGACTCCGTCAGGCTTGATTGGAATTGACCTGAAATAAGCCTGTCGAAAGCTGTTGACCTCTGCAGTGAATCGGTAGCACACATCCTTTTGAGGACAAGTGCCACCTTCGCACATTGTTATGTCGGCCAATTAGATGCCAGCTACCAGATGGTTGAAGCGGCGGATTGCATTGGAAGCACGAGCTGCTTCGATCTCTGCGGCTTCCAGGCCAGCTGTAGCCTTGGCGGTAGCTTCGGCGTAGGCGGCAGCTGCAGCAGCCTTGTCAGCGGAGAATTTCTCTGCAGTGACGAGCTGTTGTTCATGCACAGTGTTCAATGCAGTGAGCGTCTTGTTGAAGCTTTCCAGCACACCGTCAACAGTCTGGGATTTTGCAACGCCTGGGGCGATGGACTTGAAAACGCGGGTGGTGGCTTGGACGATTTTGTTCATATAACTCCTTTGAAGTCTCAATAATGAGACATTTGTTTGATTGTGAAAACGACATTGTAACACAAGTTACACTGCCTTTTGATTTATTTTGCAGATGCTTCAGCTAATACCTGCTGCACTGCGAAGTCAACTGCACGAGTTAGTGTCCCACGGAAGTGTTGAACGATAACCCGCAGCTCGTCTTCATTGAGCAGAGTTTCACCATCCATCGCGGTGTCGACCAAAAGCGCTGCTGCCGCGATAGCCATACCGTTGAGGACGTCACCGTTGTTGAAGTCACTGTTGATGGCGACGTCTACAACCTTCGCTGCAAACTCAATTGCGGGTTTGGATTGAATACTCACCGCTCAATGCACCGTAGGTTTTTCAAGGACATACCGGGTGTTCTTTGTCTCAAACGCTCCGGTGGCTGCGTCGTGTGCCAGCACTGTGGTGGTCGTTGCCGGGTATCCGTTCTCCACCCAACCAACCGAGTAGTGGTTCAGTGGGATGATGAAGGTTCGGTAGCCTACCTCAATAGCCGTGTTGCCCATTGGTCGGTACGTCACAACTGGACGGCTGTCCAGCTCTACAGCCACAGCTACCTGTCCCACGCCCTGCGAATTCAATGCTTCCGTCATACTGCTACCCCCGTTACAAAAATGTCAATGTTGTCGTACAGAGCCTGGAGACTTCCGCTGTTGTCGATGATTACATCACCGTCCACGAATTCAACTCCAGCCTCGCTTTTGTGTGCGTTAACGGCACCAATGCCTGGGCGCTTAACGTGCCAGATTACTCCGCCACTATTACGCACAAAGGCTGCTTCGTTTTCAAAGCGTACGTCCGTTAGAGCGACGTTAACACCTTGAGCTTTCAGCTCTTCAATCTTCTTGCCAGCCAGGATAAGCCAGAAGTCTTGATGAACAAGCTCCCTAGCCCAATCTGTGCCCAGCGTCTGCATCATCTGCCGTGGTGATTTGCCAAACTCTGGCAACACGACCTCTTTGGTTGGGTGCTGAAAATTTTCATCTTTCAATCCCACAATTGCCTTCATCCCTGCCCTGATAGGGTCAGCGAATGCCAAGCCACCAAAGCCATAATGAGCTTTCAGGTGATTTGCGACAGTATCCTTGCCTGACCCAGCCTTACCAGCAATACCTACAAGTACGAAATTCTCCATCAGGAAACGTCCATGCTTGTCACGGTGCCGCCAAGGCCGCTAGCCAGCTCTTCAAGCATCGTGCGAAGTTTGGCTGTGGTAGTTTCGATGTCCTTCAGGAAAGCTGCACCGACAGTAATGTCGACAGACAACTTCAGCTTAACCTCCGCCTGGATAGGCTGCTCTACAACTTCCGGTAATGCCGTCTCTTTAATTTTTGACATAAATCTCCTTGTGTGGCGAATAGTTCGCCGTTGCGGCCATGCCAGCAGTAAACGCCAGGAGCATACGCGCCTCACTGCGCTTTCGTTTCTGGGCCTGGGTCATCGCTGACTCCAGCTGCATGCGCTCAATGCGCTTGTTCTCCTCCACCCAAACTTTACGCTCGTGAGCCAACTTGACTCGTTCGTTGAAAGATCCGCGTTTACGTGCTTCTGCCATGATATTAATCTCGCTTGAAATTGAATGAAAATCTAAACCGTTTTGTTGCAGCCATGAGGGCTAGCTTCCGCTTCCTCTGACCTTGTACCTTCTTCGGGCGCTTTACTCGACAAAAGATGCTGCTAGCTTTGAACCAGCCATTACCTAGTGTTTCGATTTTGCCCGGTGTCTTGCCGTTAATCAGCAAGCCACGTTCTTCGCAGACTTCTATTCGCATGCCTGCTTTGTTCGTAATCTTCATAAGACCTTTCGCTTTGCAGGCTACCTAAAGTCTGCGACTTGTTGGTAACCTCTATTGTAGTGCATTTTTCCCATTAATGAGACTTTTGAAAAATTTATTTTATATTTTTCTCAGTTTCTGCATACTGTCTTTTCTGCACCCCCAGCATCTCCACCGTCGCCATCGTATGCCCATTCGCATGGAGCCACTCTAGCAGACGCTTGGCTTTCACCTTGTGGATGTTACTGCCGTCTGGTTCCTTGCTGATGCAGATGCCACGCGGAAAGTCCACAGGGAACTTCAACGTGTACGCAAACCGTATCAAGACGTCGACCTCGTTGCTGATTATAGCAGACATGCTGGCTTCCACCAGCTTGTCAAAATCCTTCGTCTCCGGCTTCCGCAATGTTGACAGATAAGCATTGGAAGGTTTCCCGTGCCTAACTACGTTCATCGTTACATCAACCAATCATTGATGTCCTGGCTAACCGCATTACGCGGCAACATGTCGTAGCCATTATCTTCCCACGAATCGCCTGACATTATCCAGGCCCAGCGCCAGCCAACTGGTATTGCGTAGTACATGTTAACTGTGTACCGCAGCCGCCAGATCAACTTGCACATAGCAGCAGAAACAAGCCAATTACGGCCATCACACCGACGATAACCAAGAACAAACCCATAAAACCCTCCTTCTTATTAATGAGAAATCAGTGGCAAGTGCCCCAATTTGTCCCAAGCATGTAGCCTGCGGACAATTCTACATTCAAATTATAAAACTTACCAGACTCTTGCACAGCTTCTGTAGCCAATGCGCCAGCCAGGACGAACCCACGAAACCAACCCTTGTCGTTATGCACAGGGTCAGACCAAACTCTTCCGTCGTCGGACTTGAAAGCTTTACAAGCAGCCTCGTCTTCAAACTTCTTCCACTCTACCTGATCACGGCAGATTTCCAGCTGGGCTTCGTCGTGGTAGGCGATCAGTTGCTGGCAGTACGATTTGTTCTTCCAGTCATCTCGGAAAAAGTCAACGTACAACCCGGCATCCTTGAGCTTCTGCTCGTGGATCACCATCGCTCGTTTGGCACAGATAACGCCAGCGCTTTGAAACGCGGTGTTGATCACATTACCTTTGGAGCGAATTGGCAGCTTGCGGCCGTCAATACCTCTCAAAAACTTACGCTGCCCTGTCGTCTCCCAATACTTCTGCATGTTCTCTTTGAGCAACTTCAGTGGCGCGGCCTGTTCCCAGAACGCATTGAAGATGATCTCAGCTTCAGCCAAACTACAACCCACCGTCTTAGCCACTCGTGCAACTTGTGCATTGTAGCTGCAGCCATACTTAACATTCTTTGCCGTGCCACGAGGGAACGGTCTGCCAAGTAATTCGCTGATGCTTGATGCTAACACAGTGTGGCAGTCATTCGGCTTATCCGCGATCAACGATACACCATATTTTGGCCCCCCTGGGTACTTGAAAACATAGTGCGCTTCGATCTTGGCTTCCAGGCTGTCGAAGTCGTAGCCTAGCTGCAGCTTACCGTCATTCACATCCACACCAAACTGACCACGCATCTTGTCGCCGTACAGGCTTGTGACTCGTGGAATGTTAGCCACCAGACGGTGCTTAAAACGACTTGTACCAGCTCCGCACGTATCCGCAGGGGTAGGTATCCGGTGGTCGATTTGGATGCGTTCAGCAGCCATAAAGCCCTTGCCAGACCAGTCATCATCGTCATCCATCTCGTCTGGGTCTACACCGCCACCCAAGATACTATTACGTCGGTGGGAGTACGTCAAATACTCACTCACCAGCTTGGCATGTGGGAACAGGTCAGCAAGCTCCAGCAGCGCCGGGTCGATTTCCTTTTCCATGCCCACAGTGATTGTCGGGTTAGTGTAAACCTTCAGTGGTCGCTTAATGTCGTGGCTCAGTAGCCTGTTCAACAAATTCCTACGTGTCGTATTCAACTCGATCAGCCTGTCATTGCAGAATGGACTAGCCAGGGTCTGCTCTGCATAGCGTGTCGCAGCAATCTCAAACTTCTCCTGGGACAGCTTATTCTTTTTGCTGTCACTGGTGAGGTCACGTTCCTTGTACTGAGTCGGCTTCCAGCCAAGCTCTACCAGAAAACCCTTGATGTGCGTAATGTCCTTCACAGTGGCTGGCTCGTGGGTTTGAATTGGTGTTTCCAGCTCCATTGGTAAGGCAAAGTCTTTGCCGTACAACTTCGTGCTGTAGTCACCATCCTCGCCCAGAATCTTGCCACCGTGCTTTACGATCCATTTCTCAAGGATAGCTGACGGTTCGCCGTTGCCTTTGAACTGAATCTTCGGCGGCATGAATGCCTTGAGCTTTGTCAGTCCCATCGGCTTCGGTGGCAGCACTGGCTCGACGACTTCGCGGATATTCTCCATCTTCTCGTCGAGGTCACGTACACACCACTCGCCCAGGTCTTTGTCGTACCAAAAGCCACGATGTTCCTGGCGCGTGACAATGTCTCTAGTCATCTGCTCCAGGGCAAACGGCCCACTCCAGTCCCACGTTCCCCACTCCTTCATCAACGCGAAATAAACCTCTTCGTTGACGTCAACGTCTCTGTCGTTGTACACCAGCATCTCAGGATGGTACACGGCAAACTCAGCACCTTTCGGTGAGCTGAAAGTAATCAGGCCAAGCTCAATAGCTTTGCTGCGCCAGTCGATTTTTGGTAGGCCGAGACGATCACCCCAAGATGCAATGCTGTGCCCCAGGTATCGGTCAGGGTTCAACGTCTTAGACAGAACCAGCGTATCGACAACCTCGACTTCCCTGCCATTGATTGTAGACACTTCACCAATGGTGTATTCGATGCCCAGGTATAGCTTCGCAACCAACAGGTCATAGCTAATCTGGTTGTGGCAGATAAGCGTAGTCGCTTCTGCCAGCAGCTCAGGCACTTCCTTCTGCAGCTGCTTCTTGCCGACAAACTTGAATTTTTCTTTTGTGTCAATGTCTTTGAAGACGGCACAGTGCATCTTGAAGCTAGGCAGCAGCACGTATGGGCTTGCCGTGTAGTCAATCGTCTCGTGCGTCAAGAGGTTAGTCGCCTCGGTATCCCATACAAGTCTCATTAGATTCGCTTTCTGTTGCTCTTGTGCAACTCCTTCACCAGGGTTATAAATTCTTCTCGTCGACCTTTTGCGGCCATCTGCCGGAGCTTCGCGTGGGCAGTGAAGGCTTCCAAGCCAGTGATCCACTCGGATGCGCCCTGATCCACATCGCCGTAGGGCGGTTTCTCAGTGCAAACCCACACGTAGAAGTTGACTGGCGTACCGACAACAGCATAGTGCGGGAGTTTATCCCAACTTCCAACCTCAAGTACCTGACTCATTGTGGCTCCTGTTTAAAAATCTGTCCTAAGTACACGGCAAACCAACCAATCTCTTGCTCGACCTTCTGTCGGCCATTCTTCAGGGCTTTCGCCCTGGCATTCTTGACATCATAAATCGTCTTATTCTTGCGGTAGACAACCTTGTGCTTTAGGAGGTTGATTTCACCAGCAAACAGAATGTCTTCTGCCATGTCGGTGAAGTCCTTCATGCTGCCATCGCCTCTCGCATGTCGTTACGCATTCTGTCGGTGACCTGTCCCATGAGTTTGTAGCCAATGCCCGACAAGAACATTGAAGCTCTGTCGAGGTATTCTGACACAGTCTGGTTGTACTCCAGGCGCTCAATGGCGCGGGTCACTGCAACGTACAACAGGTTCTGCTCGTCTTCCGACAGGCCAACCCACTCGCCGTCTTCGTTGTAGCACGACTTGAAGTCGCCTTCAATAACCACTTGCAAAAACTCGCGGCCTTTCGACTTGTGCGCCGTCGTGAACGTCACCAGGGCGCTGGCGCTGTTTACGTGACCAGACAACACTTCGATCCACTCGTTCACCTTACCGTCTTTCACGACCTTGACAATGCGTCCCAGCTCGGCGTCATTCTTTGACTCCAGAACCATGTCGCTCCAGCTGACGAATGGCAGTAGCTTGTCGTGCTTGACGTCCTTCATTTTATCCTGCTCCAGGGCGACAGCGCTCTGCATCAGTTTGACGAAGTCTTTGACATCAACTTCAATCGACACCGGGGTGCCTGCCTGAATTTCAGCCACAGCTGCAGTCAGCAACGCTGAATTGGTGCGGAACAGTCGGGTGTACGGCTTGGTGCGATCAACGCAAGTAAAACCTGACACCGACTTGATGGAAGCATTACCTTCGATCTGCAACGCGCCTTCCAGCACCTTCGTGGCGATGTTGGCAATCTCTTGCCCGTAGCGGAAAGACTTCGTCAGCTGACGGCTCTCGCACTGCACCATTTTCATAGCATTGACAGCACCGCGCCAGCCGTAGATAGCCTGTCGAGCATCGCCAACCATAACGACTTGCATGTGCTTTTGTTGGTTCAAGACAATGTCCAAAACGCACGGCGTGGTGTCTTGGAATTCGTCAACGTACAGCACGTTGAAACCAGCCAGTACAGGCTTCGACAGTTGGTACATTTTCAGGTACGTGTCGTGAGTAGCCAGGACAGGGCTGTTGACATCACTACGATCACGCCACAGTTTTTGTGCCGTAGACAGAATGACAGACTCTGTGAAGTCCATCTTGGCCTGTGACTTCTCAGCGATCTGGAACAGCTCACCGCGTGGCAAGTGACGGTTGGTCAGCTTATCGTCAGCCGACTGCTCAAACAGCGCGACAGCTTGCCGTGCCAGCAGGCCCAGGTAGGCAGACGACAACATCACTACCTCGGACAACTCGATTGGTAAGAGCTTGTAGAACTTCCCGATCTCGCTGCCAGTGCCTGCCACGTTGACATAGCGGCCCTTTGGGCGGGAGAGCTTCTCGCGGAGCGTAGCGCCGAAAGCGGCGTATGCAACGGAGTGAGTGGTTTTGCATGTCACATGCCGTGGGAACTTCTCAGCAGCTTCGGTTGCAGTCACCTTGTTGAAGCCCAGGTAGAGCGAAGGTGTTGGCGTGGCTTCAGCCATCATGTTGAGAGTACTGGTTTTTCCAGATCCAGCGCAAGCCTCAACCTTGATCATGCGGTGGGTCTTGATTGCGGTAATGCAAGAAGCTTGTTGTGGCGTTGGGGTACGTGTCATTTTTGATCTTTCAGTGAAGTTGCTTGAACGTAGTGTACACCACATTTCTCATTAATGGGATTTTCAGATATTTATTTTCAATAATTTAGCTGCAGCGGTAATGTCTTCAGCTGACACACCCTCGGCAGGATTGCTAGACATGCGACGGTATAGCGCCTGCATCTGTGAATTAGCCTTTTGCTGCTCGTGGTAGGCATCAAAGTCTACGATCAGGCGTTGGTGTTGGTAGTCGTCGTTTGTCAGTCCTGTGTCCTTTCGGAATACACGCGAATACGGGCCAACTGTGATCAGCTTAGTCCCAACCTTTGTCACAACAGCATGCTGCAGCAACTTCCTATTGACGTCTGTATACCACACCTTATCGCCAACTTTTACTTTGCTGTAGTCAGTCATTTTTCTCCATTCAATATCACTGTGCCGTTTGCCACGGCCGCATTAAATTTATCCACATAGCTGTCGGAATACAGCCCTTGCACAAGGTCGTAGTGTTCCCAGGCAAACTCACGAAACCAGCCTGAAGTAATGCTGGTGCAGACTTTCATCAGCGCCATGTCGAATGCTTCCTTCGGAGTCTTAGCGCCAGGGAAGGGCACAAGGCTCCGCTCCAGCGCCAGGACGTAGGACTCTTCCAGCACACCGAGTAGGCGCGTGATCAGGTTAGAAGAGAAAAACTTCTCCTTGTCAGACCAAACAGCGCCACCAGAGTAATACTGGTACGCAGGCTTGTCGAGGTGCTTCACTGCCAAGTGTATCGTGTCGTGATCATAGGTATATTTAATACCTGTACTCACTTCGTCGAAGAACGCCTCTTTCGATACATTCAGCTTTGGCAAGTTGTACACGTACGTGTCCTTCATTCGTTGCTCATAAAACGCCAAATGCTCCGGCCGAAGCACTGCCCCAGCCTTTCGCATTGCGCGGATATCTTCCATCGTTTTGGCAAAGTGAGGGCTATCCTTCAAGTACCTGTGAGACATCTTCAGCATGTACAACATGTCGAGCGAAGGAAAGGCCATACCGTCTCTAGGCGACCACTGCGTACGCGGGTCGGCCATGATGAACTGCTCAAGCTTCTGCTCGACACTGCCCTCCCAGGCAATGTCTGCTTCAACGACGTTGCCGTCGCGGCTTTTGATAAACATCTTCCGGCCTTCCTTGATCGGGTAGTAGACTTTGGCATGGCACAGTTTAACGTAGTCCATAATCTCGTCGTACGTGCCGACAATATCCGTGTCACCAAAGTCACGCTGGATCTTAATGTGTCGGGCTAAAGCCCTGCTGCCAAT